AGCTAATGTTCCAGCGTCAATTAGTTGTCTTAAAATAGCTGTTGCTGAACGGCCTAAACCGCCAATCATATGCAATAAGCCAAAACCGTAAAAACCTAAGCCGGGTAAAAATTTATAGTGGGCAAAATAATTTGCTTTGTTGTAATAATCATCTCCTTCTACCCAATTTCTTCTAATAGCTAATACCTTAGAACTTCCTTCGTCTATTGTGACTATATATGGAAGTTTAATTCCTGTTTCACTATCGTCTATTGGATGCCTGTTTTCAAAACCCGGTAAGTCTAAATTTGTGTGAACTTCTAGCAAAGTGCAATCTAAAGCATCCGATGTTTTTTCTATCCCAGAAAGCTCTCGCTCTTTATCTGAAATCTCGTCGTCAGGCTCGTATGGGCTCAACTCAATATCTCGATAAAACCCAGTAGCTTGAGATTTACGAACATCGTTCTCGTCCATTCTAATAACATGTGTTATTCGAGATGCTGATTCTAAATCAGACGCATTGTATGGAACAACTAAATCATCTGCTGGAACAAACCGAGCTACGGCTCTATCTAAAAGATCATCAAAATAAACTTTTTTAAACGCGCTTCCTGCAATAGGAAGATAAAACAAAAGACGATCCATTTCTGGGTCGTATTCTTCCATTACGTTTGTTATCTGATAATTCATAAAATCTCTAACGCGCTGAGATTGCATTTCAACTTCTGGATTTGTGGCTCCAACAATTTGAGTTCTTACGGGTCCAGCACTAGGAAGGAGTTCCTTATAAGCTTGTGCTTGAAACTGTGTAATAGCCTCGGCTATCAAAGGATGCGTTACGCCACTAGAACCTCGAAAAGGTTGATCTCTTTCTTCGTATTTAATGCCTAATAACTCTAAGCCATTAACGTAGGCGTCTTCCCAATCTTTTCTTCCGGCTTTATCTTCTTCGTATTGCCCTGTTAATTCACTAGCAATATCCATCAATTCTCGCTCATCAATTAACTCGGCTAAATTAGAATCGTGCTCCGCGAAAAGAGCTTCTTTAAACATTTTTTCTTCGTAACTAAGAACTACCGAACCGTCATCTAACTCCTCCATTTCAGGAGCTTCTTCGTTCTCAATCTCAACATCAATTTCTTGCTCCATCATTCCTGAAAGAGGGTTTCCTTGAGAAGGAATTGTTTCTTCAATTAAAGATACCGGTTCTTGAGCCATTTAAAAATCCTTCTTACTGTCCGTCTTGATTAGGGGGCAGCATTTTTGCTTTTCCCACGTTAAGCGCCATTAACTCAATCACTTTATATAACTTTCCGAGTAGCTCGTCATCTTTTGGTGTTGAAGTCATGGAAGCAATAAAAGAAGCCGCGCATACAATCCCTGTTACAATTCCAGCCATTTCCGCTAAAAAATCAAACATATCTTACTCCTTATCGTAGTCTCTATAAAATTTAACTATAGCAATAATGTTACTAGTGTACCTTTTTATTTCAGCCATGTTCATAGCTAAGTTTTCATACTGTTTGGTTGTTAAGGCGTAGTACGGCTTTGCAGGGGCATTGCCTTCTTTTATTAAGGCCAAATACTCGCCCATTAAAGTTGGGGTCAGCACTTCAAACGCTACGTCCGTAAGTTGCATCTCCATTGGCAATGGCGGGTGATACATCGGCGGTCGCTCTGCTATGGTTTTTACTTCCACGGGCTTTACAGGCTGCATCATTGAGCAGCCACTTAGTAAAGCTAGGCTAACCGCGAACAGAAGCAGGTGCATCTGGAACCTCTACTGGATCGGATGTTTCACGTGGAACATCTTCTTTAGGGTCAAACTGGTTGGGGTCTGTCATCTTAATTAGTTGAACTTTAAGCTTCTTCGTTCCATTGTTAACTCTTGATTCGATTAACTTTGGCTTGGCTAAAGCCAGGCTGTTCATGTCGTGTTTGGAAAACTTGTCTCTAAGTGTCCCTACTTGCCGTAAAGCCTCGTTTTTCTCTGATTCTAAGCTGTTTAGCTGAAAACTTATCTGTTCTTGCTTTTGTAGGTAAGCATCGATAGAGTCATTCTGTTCTTGGATCTTGCTCTCAAGAATAACCTGGTTACCTTTAAGCACAGCCATTTGATTATTAAGGTATTTTATATAACTAGCCGAACCTGCAAGGGATGCTAGCAATAAAGCGCCTAATATTATAGCTAACTTAAAACCCATAAGTATAAACCTTTAACGGCTGTTCTTTGCCCTTAACACTAATGTTAGCAACAAAGTCTAAACTATATTTGCAAGTATTGGCAGTAGATTCTCCAATCAGTATATCAACTTGTTGTTCTTTAGTGGCTGATTCTAGCCTTGCTGCGGTATTTACCGCGTCCCCTATCGCAGTATAATCAAACCTTTGCTCACTTCCCATGTTGCCAATAACAGCTTCCCCGGTATTGACCCCAATACCTATAGCAATTGATGGTAGACCTTCTTTAACGAGCTCTATATTAAGGAGCTCCATGTTTTTAACAATTTCTAAGGCGCACTCAACGGCTTTATTTTCATGTTCTTCTTGATCAAGTGGTGCGTTAAATATAGCCATCATCGCGTCACCTATATACTTATCAACCATGCCTTCGTATTTCTGCACGGCTTTCTGTTGGGCAGTTAAGGCTTTATTCATTATGTACGTGACTTGTTCTGGTGGCAGAGTCTCCGATAAAGAAGTAAACCCGCGAACATCGGTAAACAAGAATGTTGCGTATCGCTTTTCTCCGCCTAGTCTAAGCAGCTCTGGGTTTTTCTGAAGCTGCTTTACTTGCCTAGGATCTAAGTAATGCTCAAACTGCTTCTTTATCTGTTGTCTAAGTTTAAATTGTTTTCTAAAGTTAAGATAGAAAGCGACACTTGTAGCTATAAACTGAGCAATTAACGCCCAGGTAACATCAATGAGTACTCCTTTATTTATTAGATAAACACCCGCTGAACATGTTAAAGCCATACATAAAAGAGCAGCTATTACCCCCCAGGTAACTCCAAGTAAGTGAATGGCTAACCAAACTGTAATTACAGTTATTACATATGCGAAAGCTTCAACCGCTAATGCATAGTCTGGGATATATGGGCTGTTCTCTTGCAGAATACTTTCAGCTAATGCAGCCTGGATGTAATGTGGCTCCAGTAACCCAACAGGAGTTGCCAATTGAGGCATAACTCCGGCAGCGGTTACACCAACAAAGACAAAGCGGCCCTCAACATCCATCTCGGCTAAGGATGTTTCATGCGGGGCAATCCAAGAAACCCATTTGCGTCCCAGAGAATCAACTTTAACCGGGGGAAGACCTTTGACTCGTATTTCTTCTATTCCGTTCTGATTAGTCTTAATGACATAAGTATCAGCACCCGCTAAAGACTTTAGGACCTGTGTTCCAAATGCCGCTAACCATCCGTCAGGGGTCTGGTACAAAAGAGGTATGCGGCGCACTAAATTGTCTACATCAACAGGCGCACTGGCGATACCTTGTTCTGTCCACTGTGAGTTTTTTAATACCCGTATGTTTTGAGTTGTTCCTTTTGCAATATAACCACCTGTTCCGTCCCCCAGTATTACCGTTCCTACGGTATCCGGGTATTCTCCGTTGTCGTTTTCAAACAAGGGCAGTACAGTTCTTGAGTAATTCATAGAAGCAGCAAAATCAGCATCTCCGCCTAATCTGTCTGCGTGAGGAAACGCAATAACCCAACCCACGCCAATTGCGCCTTGTGCTATAAGTTTGTTCTGTATCTCTGCTAACCTTGCTCTTGGTAAAGGATAGCCACCTTCACGGTCTACGTCTTCTTCAGTTATGCTTAGTACAGCAAAATAGTTAGACGATACTCCTTTTGGAACAAAAGCATCAAAAGTCTTTAGCTTTAAGATCTGATAAGCATTAAACTGGAATAATAAAGGTAGGCTTAAAACAGCCAGCAGTAACAACAGCTTTTTCATGAACCTTGAAGTATCCTTATGGTTGAGTCTGAGCCGCCGTTTACTTTAACTATTCTTTCCACGCCTTCTTGCATCAGTATCACAGTGTAAGCGTTGCTTGCTTCTACATCTAGTCGAACACTATGTCCTACGAACCTACGCAAACTAACTATCTGCCCAGTAATAAGTGTGGTTATCTGCGTGTCTTTATCCTGGCCCAACTCTGTGCCTGTAATTGTAGTGCTTGTCGCTTGCTTTAACCTATCTTCTTCTTTTGCAATTCCTAGAGCATCAAGAATATTAAGCATATCTTCTAAGAAGTTAACGTCAAGATAGTTGATATCTAGCTCTGAAAATTCAAACTCTGGGTCTTCTTCTAGGAAATCGTCGGCTAAAAAATCTACATCAAGTCCTGAAAAGTCTAAGTACGGGTTGGCTTTTACGACTGTCTGCACTTCTTCTACAAGTTCAGTGCTTTTAGGCGGAGTTACGATCAACATATTGTCAATCATATTTAATGTTAAGTTAAGTATGGCAGGGCTAGAGGGAGCTTGTTCAAACATAGCAACCGTTGTGGCTTGATAGGGCTTGTTCAAAGTAACGCTGCCCATGCCAGTAGATACAACAATCTCGCCAGAGGATATACCGTTGGCATCAGGCAATAGGATAATAAGACTTTTGCCAAACTCGTCCACTGTGCAAGTAAAGTCTGTACCGCGTATGGCTATATTAGCAGTAGGCGTAGATAGTGTGATGTTGCGTTTGTCTATCTTGCCAAGCTGCCCTGTAATGAAACGAGCCGTGCCGCTGGCAAACTTAATCGTCATTTTAGATTTGCTGGGATCAGGGTCGTAGATGTATTCGTCGATAATGAGTTCGCTATGCTCAGTCAGTTTGACTCGACTGTCATCCTCAAAGGTTATAGCCATTCGGCCATTAGATGTCTGCACATTATCAAGCGATTCAATGCCTAAGTTAAGCTCCGCGCCGAGTTCTTTGTCTCGTACAATTTTTGCGTAACCGTTTAGTTCAGATATCGAACCAATGTCAGCAGCCTGTAGATGTCCCTTGGTCGTTTTGGTCAACACAAAAAGTACCATTACTACCGTTGCTAGTAATTTTAACCCAGTCATTATTTAGTGTGCTCGCTTGTGTAATATTAAGTGTTCTTGAACCACCTGTATGATCTAGCCACATATAACCACCTGAACTAGCGTTAACACCTGTGCCAGTATATGTGACTGTGTTATCGGAACCGTCAATATCCATATAGTTGGTAGCTTGGTCAATATTGATACTAGAAGTAATTGTGTTGTTTGAGCCTTGTATGATCCAATCAAGGTCTAATGTCCCTGCTGCTGCGGTGGTTGCTTGGTTTAAAGTAAGTGTGTTTGATGCGCCCGTTACAGCAATATTAACATTACTAGAGTCTGCGCCATATGTGTTCGTTGTGTCTGTAACTACGTTCATGACGTTAGAGTTGCCAGTAAATTGAAAGAAACCCGTATAGCTGTCAGCGGTAATATCACCTTTCCACAAGTTGCTTGCACCTATTTGATTTATATCTAGTGTGTTGGTTGTGCCAATAAAATCAAAGTCAGTCAGTGTTCCGGGTACAGAACCGGCACCACCAATAAGGTTAGACCCCCCTTGTTGTTCGAGGTCGATATTTGCTGTAGCACCTGACTGATCCATCCAGATTTCGTT